ACGCTGGCCACGATCCTCGGCGACTACGCGGCCAACGCGCCGATGGACACTTTCATGGAGACGCGCACCGACCGGCACCCGACCGACATGGCGGGCCTGCGCGGCGCGCGCTTCGTGGCCGCCATCGAAACCGAGCAAGGGCGGCGCTGGGCCGAATCGAAGGTCAAGAACCTCACAGGCGGAGACAAGATCTCCGCGCGCTTCATGCGGCAGGACTTCTTCGAGTTCTTCCCGCAGTTCAAGTTGTTCGTGGCGGGCAACCACAAGCCCGCCATTCGCAACATCGACGAAGCGATGAAGCGGCGGCTGCACCTGATCCCGTTCACGATCACCGTGCCGCCCGAGCGCCGCGACAAGCATCTCCAGCAGAAGCTTTTGGCCGAGCGCGACGGCATCTTGGCGTGGGCGGTTCAGGGCTGTCTGGACTGGCAGCGTCTGGGCCGCCTCGATCCGCCGCAGCAGGTGCTCGAAGCGACCGAGGAGTATTTCGAGGCCGAGGACGCGCTGGGCCGCTGGCTTGACGAACGCTGCGTGCGCGAAGCCAACGCGAAGTCGCTGACCGCCGAACTGTTCAACGACTGGAAGCAGTGGGCCGATTCCGCTGGCGAGTTCATCGGCTCGCAGAAGCGGTTCTCCGATCTGCTCATCACCCGGGGCGTCGAGAAGTGGCGCAACACGGCGGGCCTGCGCGGCTTCCGTGGCGTCGGCCTCAAGCACCCGCCCACGGCCGCTTACACCCCTTATGTCGATAACTGACCGCCATGCCGACACACCCGACTGACAGATTTGACGGACTACGTCGTAACTCCTACGCGCGCGTGTGCGTGCGCGCACCTCATGGGGAGTTTCGATGTGATCCGTCCGATCCGTCAGTCCGAACCGAAACAAGGACTGCAACCATGACCACGACCATCCTCGCCCTCGATTTGGGCACCACCACCGGCTGGGCGCTGCGCGGCAGCGACGGCAACATCACCAGCGGCAGCGAGAGCTTCCGACCGCAACGCTTCGAAGGCGGCGGCATGCGCTTCCTGCGCTTCAAGCGTTGGCTCACGGAACTGAAGGCCGTGGCCGACGGCATCGACACGTTGCACTTCGAGGAGGTGCGCCGTCACGTCTCGACCGACGCGGCGCACGCCTACGGCGGCTTCCTCGCCACCCTCACCGCGTGGTGCGAGCACCACCAGATCCCGTACCAGGGCGTGCCGGTCGGCACGATCAAGAAGCACGCCACCGGCAAGGGCAACGCGGGCAAGGACGAGGTGATCGCATCCGTCCGTGCGCGCGGCCACTCGCCGTCCGACGACAACGAAGCCGATGCGCTGGCGTTGCTGCACTGGGCCATCGCGCAGCACGATCTGGAACGGGAGGCGTGAGATGAAGCTTCCCACGCCCACCTATCGCTGCCCGTTGGGCCGCGTGCAACCCGAGACCACCGACCTCGAAACGATGAAGCAACGCGGCTGGCGCGACCAGCACATCCTCGTCGTCAACGCCGCCGACGAACGCTTGGACTTCATCGAGCGCGAGTTCGTCCGGCGCATCGGCGAACGCCTCTACGGACAGGGAGGCGCACGTCATGGTTGATCGTCGCGCTGCTTGGACAATCGAAGACGTGGCCGCGCGCTTCGAGGAGGCGGCCAGCACCGGACGACGCCTGCCTCCCGTGCGTGTGCAGGGCTACTTCAACACGTGGCCGATCATCGTGCGCAAAGAGTGGGAGGCGTTCGCGGCCGACGAGACGGTCTATCGCCCGTTCCCTCCGACGCCGGACGCCATCGAGCGGATGCTGGAGACGATGAAGTGGGTGCAGTGGCTGGAGGTCGAGCAGCGCCACCTCGTGTGGATGCGCGCCAAGCGATACGGCTGGCGCGACATCACCATCCGCTTCGCCTGCGACCGCACGACGGCCTGGCGGCGCTGGCAGCGCGCCTTGCAGACGGTCGCCGACCAGCTCAATGGCGTCGTCACTGCGTAGGGATTTGGCGTGATTTGGCGCAGGTGGTCGGCAATGCGCGGGCATCGGCGGCAGTGAGCGGTTTTTGACCCCGCAACAAATCAGCCCGGTCGGGGGTAGTATTTCAGCTATCTTCTGGACAGCGGTGACGGCGCGGCGAGCGGCCCGAGGCAAAAGGGGTCCTTCCTTCCCGAATCGCAATGCGGGGGGCGCGAGCGCGACGCTTTTTTAGCGTCAGGTCGCGGACAAGGTTACCAGTCGGCCAGGTTACCGGCTCCGGTTACCACCCCCAGGCACAGTTACCACCCCACCAGAATCTTCATTCAACCAACCCGCCCGGCGGCAACGCTCGGCGGGTTTTGCTTTTGGGATTCCCACTTTGAACACGCTCAACGTCGAGTACCGCAAGGTCGAGGCGCTGATTCCCTACGCCCGCAATCCGCGCACGCACCATGATGCCCAGATCGCCAAGATCGCGGCCAGCATCGTCGAGTACGGCTGGACGAATCCGATCCTCGTCGATGGCGACAACGGCATCATCGCCGGGCACGGGCGTCTGGCCGCTGCGCGCAAGCTGGGTCTGGATCAGGTGCCGGTGATCGAATTGGCCCATCTGACCGTCGCGCAAAAGCGGGCACTGGTGATCGCCGACAACCGGCTGGCACTGGATGCGGGCTGGGACGAAGAAATGCTGGCGCTGGAGCTGGCCGAGCTGTCCGACGCGGGATACGACCTCGCTCTGACCGGTTTCGAGGATGCCGAGATCGAGGCACTGCTCACCGGCGCGGTGGCCGTCGCGGATGATGAATCAGAGTCCGACGCCGACGAGCCTGACGCGGCTGACGACGTGCCAGAAGCACCCGTCGTGGCGGTGTCCCGGCCGGGCGATGTCTGGGCAATTGGCCCGCACCGCCTGATCTGTGGCGACGCCACCGACCGGAACGTGGTCGCTGCGCTGATGCAGTGTGACCTCTCTCGCCTGTGCTTCACCTCGCCGCCCTACGGCAACCAGCGCGACTACACATCGGGTGGCATCTCCGATTGGGATGGCCTGATGCGTGGCGTGTTCGCACACCTGCCGATGGCAGGCGACGGTCAGGTTCTGGTCAACCTGGGCCTGATCCACCGCGACAACGAGGTGATCCCGTATTGGGACGGTTGGCTATCTTGGATGCGCCAGCAGGGCTGGCGGCGCTTTGCGTGGTACGTCTGGGATCAGGGGCCGGGGATGCCCGGCGACTGGGCAGGACGCTTCGCCCCGAGCTTCGAGTTCGTTTTCCACTTCAACCGCGAAAGCCGCAAGCCGAACAAGATCGTGCCCTGCAAGCACGCCGGGCAGGAATCACACCTACGCGCCGATGGCTCGTCTACGGCAATGCGCGGTAAGGATGGCGAGGTGGGTGGTTGGACGCACAAGGGCCAGCCGACACAGGACACCCGTATCCCAGACTCGGTGATCCGCGTGATGCGCCACAAGGGCAAGATCGGCCAGGACATCGACCACCCGGCCGTGTTTCCGGTGGCGCTGCCGGAGTTCGTGATCGAGGCCTATACGGATACGGGCGACATCGTGTTCGAACCCTTTGGCGGTAGCGGCACAACGATGCTGGCTGCCGAGCGAACGGGTCGCATCTGCCGCAGTGTGGAAATCGCTCCGGAGTACGTGGACGTCGCCATCAAACGCTTCCAGCAGAACCACCCCGGCGTGCAGGTCACCTTGATCGCCACCGGCCAGTCCTTCGGGCAGGTAGTCGCCGAGCGCGCCGCCACCGTTGATGCTGGGGTGCTGACATGAGCTGGCTGGCCGACAAGATCGAACAGTGGCCCACCGGCAAGTTGCTGCCCTACGCACGCAACGCGCGCACCCACTCCGAGGAGCAGGTGGCGCAAATCGCGGCCAGCATCGCCGAGTTCGGATTCACCAATCCGATCCTGGCGGGCAGCGACGGCATCATCGTCGCTGGCCACGGTCGCCTGGCCGCCGCCCAAAAACTTGGGCTGGCCGTCGTGCCGGTGGTCGTCCTCGACCATTTGACACCAACCCAACGCCGAGCTCTGGTGATCGCGGACAACCGCATCGCCGAGAACGCGGGCTGGGACGATGCGATGCTGCGGATCGAACTGGAAGCCTTGCAGCTCGATGGTTTCGATCTGGACATCACCGGGTTCGACGCCGACGCACTGGCCGAACTGATCGCGGGCGACGAGCCGGACAACGAGGGGCAGACCGATGAGGATGCGGTGCCCGAGGTCAGCGAGACACCCATCTCGCGTCCGGGCGATGTCTGGATCATGGGCCAGCACCGGCTGCTGTGCGGCGACTCGACCGTGGCCGAGAGCTACGAGCGGTTGATGCAGGGCGACCTGGCGGACATGGTCTTCACCGACCCGCCGTACAACGTGAACTACGCCAACAGCGCCAAGGACAAGATGCGCGGCAAGGATCGCGCGATCCTGAACGACAACCTGGGGGATGGCTTCTACGACTTCC